GGATGAACTACGGTGCCGGCATCGCCAGCGAGGACATGCCCTATGCTGAAATCGTCATTCCGAAGCCAAAGGATGAGAAGGCAATCGCCGAGCGCATCAAGATCGTCACGAAGGACATCGGGCTGCCGGTATCGAACAAATGGATCTACAACGAACTCGGCATTGCTGAACCGCAAGAAGGCGAGGCGCTATTTGGCGAAGTCGAAGATCCGCTTCCATTGTTGCCAGAGATCACCGAGGCGGCTCGTGCTGACATCGATTTTAGACCGACCGAGGACATGGCGAAGGCAGCGCAGGACGCGCTTGAGATTCGCCGACAGAAGCCAGCATCGGAGCGTGGTATGACCTCAGTGGGCATCGCACGGGCAAGGGACATTTCCAACCGTTCCGAGCTATCCGCGGAGACAGTGAAGCGCATGGTTTCCTTCTTTGCTCGTCATGAGATCGACAAGAAGGGCGAGACATGGGGTGACAAGGGCAAGGGCTGGCAGGCATGGCACGGCTGGGGCGGCGATGCCGGCAGAGAGTGGGCGAACGCAAAGCTCAAACAAATCGAAAATGACTGATGAGCAGATGCGAGAAGTTGCGGGGCAATGGCTCTCGCCGGTGGATCAGATCTTCGCGGACCTGATCGACAAAAGCTATCGTATGACCGCAGGCGCATTTCAGATCGAAGTTGAGCAAGTCATCGAACGCATACCACAGTTGTTTTTCATGCTCGACAAACGAGCGCTTGAAACTTCGCTGGAGAATGAGATCGGCACGGCAATCGTCAAATCACTGGAGCGCGAACTATGAAAATCACAATCACAGCGACAGGGCTTGATCCAGTCAAAGCATCCATAATCCGATTGCAATCGGCATCGGTGCGAAAGGTCGCTGTGATGACTGGAGCGAAGGACGCATTGGAAGTCGTCGAAAAATACTACAACATGGGCGGATCGACGCTATGGGAAAATCCATCTCTGCCGACTCATGGACCGGGACGTAAGAAAACGCAGTGGTGGCGAAAAGTAGCAGGCTCATGGTCGATCATGGGCGCGAGCGGATCAGGCGTGACACTACGCAGCAAGGGCGTTGACGGATTCGCTCACAAGGTCACAGGAGGAACGATTACCGCCCGACGTGCAAAGTTCCTCACGATCCCGATTATTCCTCAGGCGCACGGACTATCGGCAGCGTCATACAGCAATACGATTTCCAAACTGTTCGCCGTCAAAGGCGTTCTAGCGCAGGCAGATAAGAACTCTCCGACTGGCATCAAGCCGGTATTCTTGTTGAAGAAATCCATCACGCAGAAGCCATGGAGGAACGCACTTCCACCGGAGCAATCATACATAAACGCATTCGCGAATGGAGCGCTTCAAAGCATCATCGCACAGGTCGAGGGAGCTACTTAAAAAAAAGCAATTACAAGCCAGAATCGGGTGGTAATCTTCTACTCGAAATGGCGAACGAAATCATCAGTGCATCATTCCAGACCGAGGTGGAAGCTTTGGCTGAGAGCATTGTATATCTCCCTGAAGGCGAGCATGAAATCCATGCTACCGTCAATGGCAAGGCTGCCAAGCGCAAGGTCACGGTCGATGAGTCGATCCTCGCTGCCTTCTCACACGCTTTATTTGCTCGCCAATCTCGCAACGTGCGACCATTCGCAGGCTTCGACCACAAAGCCGGTCCTGCATCATTCATCCCGAAAGAATTCCGATATGAATCAGGCGTTGGGCTGGTTCTCGACATCGAATGGACGCAGGCAGGCAAGAGCGCCGTCGAGGGCAAAGACTACTCCTACTTCTCTCCAAACTTTCTTCTTGCCAACGGCACGCCAGCAGGTCTGCCGACACACGGCGAGATCGGCTCGCTAGTCAATGAGCCAGCATTCGAGGCGATGGAAAAGATCGCTGCATCATACAACGAAACCAATATGGACATCAAACCACTAATCGACCTTGGACTTGTTGCCGAGGATGTTGACCCTGAGAAAGCAATGGAAATTGCCAAGCTCGAAATCGAAGCCATGAAAAGCAAGATCGCTGAGATCGAGGCTGGCTACATGACGAAGGAAGCCGACGCAGTGCAAGCTGCTGCCAACCATGCGACCGAGCTTGAAACAGTCGTTGCATCGCGTGACGCACTCGCCAGCGAAGTTGAAACACTCAAAGCATCTCTCGCTGAAATCGAGGACAAAGCTGCTGACAGCGTGATCGAGGAAGCAGTCAAAGCTGGCCGCATCGCTCCGCAAGATGACAAAGCCAAATCGTTCTGGAAGGCTCAAATCAAAGCCGACAAGAGCAATCTTGAAATTCTCAACGCCATCCCAGCCAAACCAGTCAACGGCGAAACCGTTCTCGCCGGTAAAGCTGACGAAGGCACCAAACAAACCGAACTCAAAGGACTCGCACTCGTCGAAGCTTCCTTCAAAGCTCAAAACCAATCTCACTAAACAAACAATACTATGCCAAACAACCTAACTCTGTTAGACCTTGCCAAGCTCAACGGACATGATCCCATCGTCGGTCTGATTGAGGAAGTCGCCAGTGCCTCGCCCGAGGTGACAACCATCCCAGCTCGCACGATCCGCGGCACGTCCTACAAGACAGTGACCCGCAACAGTCGCCCGAGCGCTGCATTCCGTCAAGCCAACGAAGGCACGGACGCTACCAAATCGAATTTCACCGAACGTCTCGTTGAGTGCTTCATTCTCTCCGCACGCGTTGAAGTCGATAAGGCTGTCGCTTACGGTTATGAGGACGGTGCCGAGGCTCTCCAAGCCATCGAGGCAATGGGTGTGATGCGCGCTGCCCTGACCACCGTTGGAACACAAACCATCTATGGCGACAATGCAAGCTCGAAAGGCTTCACTGGTCTGCAAACATTGGTTAGCGCTCTCGGCAGTGACATCGTTGTTGACGCAGGCGGCACAACCTCCGCAACTGGTTCCTCGGTTTATGCCATCAAGGCTGGCAACACAGGCGTTCAATACGTCTACGGCAACGGCACGACCTTCGACCTCTCGCCATTCCGCGAAGGCGACGCAGTTGATGCAGATGCCAAACGTTACGCAGCATTCATCGCTGACCTTACCGCGTGGATCGGCTTCCAGTGCGTCAACAAGCACGCAATCGGTCGTTTGAAAGACCTCACCGCAGACAGCGGCAAAGGATGCACAGACGCCAAGATTGCCGAGCTTCTCAGCAAGTTCCCAGTTGGCGAGCGTCCGACTCACTTGCTCATGTCGCGCCGTTCCGCATTCCAGCTTCAAGTCAGCCGGAACACAACCCCATCGACCAAGCAGGAAGCCTTCACCGGCATCCTTCCCGGCGTGCCAACGGAATCCTTCGGAGTTCCAATCATCATCACCGACTCGATCGTTGACACCGAAACCCTTAGCTAATTCTAACCATATCAAATCATGAGCTTCGAATTCAATCGTAACCTTCAAGACAAGAATTACACCTCTACTGTTGCCATCGCGCAGGCAGGTGCTAACACCGCAGCATTTGACCTTGAGCAAGTAGTCGGCGGCGACATCGAGAAAGTGGTTTTCTCACTTTCCGCTCCGACCGCTGCTGGCATCGCCGACACCAAAGTCGTGACCTACGCGCTGCAAGACAGCGCAGACGGTTCTTCTTGGGCAGCCGTTGATCCAGCAATCAGCACGACTCAGACTGGCGCTAGCAGCGCTGGCATCGTTGCCAAAGAGGTTCGCTTCCGCGTTCCGGCTAACACTCGCCGCTATGTGCGCATCGCTCAAACGATGACCGCCAGCGCAGGCACTGTTTCCGGTAACATGGTCGCCAAGCTTTTGTTCTAACCCGTTGGAACTTGTGTGCAAAGGGCGACGGAGTTGGTAGTTTCCTCCGTCGCCCTAAATTCTTGAAACTCATAACAACATGGCTTGGCTCGCTCTTACATACTCCGCTCTACGTGACAGACTCTCAACCGAGGAGTTGAATCGGTTACTCGCTGAATGTCCCACCTCAGAGGACAAAGCGCATGAGATCCTAACGAGCGTAGCACAAGACATTGCTTCACGCGTCAACTCTGGCAGGCGCAAGCGTGGATTGCCACCGGTCGTCAACACCGGCTTGTATGTGCCACCAGGCGCTCGCCGACACGCCTACAATCTCTGCCGTCAAGAACTGACAGACTCCTATCCTTCTCTCGCTGAATTCAATGGTGAGGATCGCCGCAGATCGGTCGAGGAAGCGAACAGCTACTTCGATGACCTTGCAAACAACAATGCAGACTCCGATGATACCGGAGCCGAATCATTCGCTGCTACTACTGGCAGTTCTTTTCGCTATGGCGGCGCTGCTGTCATGAACTTCTCAGAATCACCATGAGTCTAATTCGTCAGATAGTCGAAAGCATGGCAAAGACGCTGAAGGATCATGCGTATTTTCGCACCGTGCCGATTATTCCCGTGCTGGTTCAAGACCACAAGGACATCGATCGTGAGATCGAGAACGCAATGAGCAAGGCAGGCGCCTTCGTCATGGTCAACTTTTCACAAAGCGAAGCATCGTCACCCGACACACCCGGACCATACATGGATTCGGCGACATTCTCCGTCACTTGCTCGGAGATCCCGAGCGTCTGGAGACAGCAGGCTGGCAACATGTCGAAGCCAAGCGCCACGGAGATCGGTGAGGCTGTCTCACGCATTCTTCACCATCACAAACCGCTCGATTCAAACGGCGATTCGCTAACCGGCGGCATTCTCACATTCGCATCGATGCAGGAGGATGCAACGCCTCCGATGCTTCAACAAATCATTACTTTCAACTGCCCAGTGGGGCTACAAAATACAACTCCAACACGCTAAACCATCATGCCAACATTCGACAGAACCACCATCGTTCGCGGTCCTTGCAAAGTCACCTATGATTCGCAAACATTCTACTCCAAGGCTGGGGTAGTGCTGACCACGACTAACTCGACATTCGACAAAGAAACCGACGCTTACGGAGTCGTGAGCAAGTCGAAAACCGACTTCACCATCGTCGTTGAATTTGAGCCAGTTGGTGAGATCGAGGCGCTCGCAGTTCTTTTCCCGCACGGCAACACCGCAATGGGTGCCAGCATCTACGGTTCGACCGACAAGAACCTTGTCATCGTCTCAGCTGACAAAAAATATACGATTCTCAACGCTCAGATCACACAGATGCCAACCATCTCGTGCAGCGCGACCAAGACAGCATTCGGCTCGGTGCAGTTCACAGGATTGCTCAAGAAAGACGGCGATCCACAGAACATCGAGGACTATTACACGACCGCAGCAGGCGAGAGCATCGGCACAGGATTCAACCCATCGCTGATTGTAACGGCGCCTTATACTGCAACGCTCGGAGCACTCACGCCGTTTTTCAGTCAAGACGGATTTGAGATCAGCTTCGACTTATCGCTCAATCCGGTAGTCGTTGACGGCATCGGCACCGTTGACATGCGAATGGGCAATATCGGCTGTAACATCAGCTGCGTTCCGACTGGACCGACACAAACGGACTTTGACACGTTCTTCGACAACCTCAGCGCTGGCGAGGATTTGGCAACAAGCGTGCTCGAAATCAAAACCACCACAGTGGGAGGATTGGACTTCGACTGCGCAGAGGTTCAAGTCACCGAATTACAGCGCAACTTCTCAGCGGCTGACAACGTTCTCGGCACGCTCACCATGAGCGCCAAGCGGACATTCAGCAGCGGAGCGCCTGTCACTCTATTCACAGTCGCAGCAGTATCCTAAGCCATGTTCGTAAGACTCCAGCGCGGCGCGATTGCTTACGACCTCGCCGGTGGCGATGGTCAAAGAAGCGAAACGTCCAACTTCTCAATCTCGGCTGAGCCGAACTTTCAGCAGGTGCAATACATCGAGGCTGACCAGTTCGATCAGTTCTTTCGTGGTGGATCTAGCACGACTGTCAGCTTTGACAGCGTGCTGACATTCACGTCACTCACCGATGCGGAGAACTACTTGCTCAACATGCCTCAAGGCTTGCTCTCACAGGCGAGCCAGACGGTCACGATCGGCAGGCTGACAGCAGCAGGCACGGCGCAAGTTGAAACGCTTGTATGTGTCGGCACCACGACACAAGCTGGCAACATCGACTGGTCATTTACTGCCGTTGACGTGACAGCAAGCGGAACGACCGCGGTGCTATCGGGCGACACGCCGACACAATATGCGGCGAAGCTAGCGACCTCGCTCAACGCGAATTCAAGCATCGCCTTCCGCTACATCGTGAGCAGCTCAGGCGCGAATGTCATCATCACGAAGCGCCAAGCAGAAGCCAATGACGGCACGCTTGCGCTTGTCACCACAAACGGCTCGCCATCGCCAGTTATCACAGGTGCAACGAGCGCAAACACAACGGCAGGAGTTGCACCGACAATCTCCAACTCGAAAACGCTCTCCAGCGTCTCATGCGTGGTCAATCTTGCGCAAAACGGAGTTTCGATCTTGCAAAACGTAACATTACTCGGTAAATACTAAGCCATGGCAGCGAAGAACGTAGACATCAAGATCAACACGACTGCGAGCGGGACAGGCGCGAAGCAGACCGCGGCTGACATGGACAAGCTAGCTGCGTCATCGACAAAGGCAGCGGCAGCGACAAACACTGTCACGACTTCGACAAGCAAGCTTGGCGCAC